TGGGTTGGGTTATTGCGTTTCCTCACGCAGACAGATTAGGCGGAGATGCTGATTTTGCTGCTTCTATGAATTACTCAAGAACTGTGCTGCCCTTGTTTGAAAACGACAACGGAGAATACCCGGGGACTGTGGGCACCGTAATATTGGGGGACGGAGCAGGTGGTTATATTGCAAAAGGAACAACTGAAAACATAGCGATACTGAAGCAGACACAATGGACGGACCAAGGTATCGCCAGTGCTCCCGTTGATGTAGACAATCTAGTGCGACGAATACCTCTACTGTATAGAACCCCCGATGGATGGTTGGCCGCTTTTGGTACTCAGGTCCTAAAATCTTTAGCGGGTGCTGATACTTATGTCATTAAGACGAACGAAAACGGAATAGAAGAGATACGGGTTAAAGGTTTACCGCCAATTAAGGTGGATTCGTTGGGCAGGAAGTGGGTGTCATGGGTCACGCCTCACGAAACAACGCTGCAAGAAATGGATGTAGAAGGACGATTTGTGTTTGTTGGCGTGACTGCTGCCGGAGTCATGCCGCAGTTAGCCACACCTGTCGGCTTATTAGAACCTCATTATATACAAGCTGCCCTTGCTGAATCGTTATTGCAGGAAAATAGCCCTTATATACCTGACTATGCTTTGGCGGTAGAAGCCGGTGTCTACCTTTTAACCGTTGGCATAATGTGGGCGTTGTTAAGCAGTCTTGGAATTACGTGGGGCTTGCTGTCTGGAGTAGTTTTGTTTGCAGGAACCACGGCAGTAGGTGGGTACTTTATTCAAAAAGGCCTGCTTATTGACGTGACTTGGGCACTAATTACACAAATATTGGCCGCTACAGTCGCTTTTTACTTAAATTTCCGCACCCAGTATCAGCTTAGGCAACAAATAAAGAAGCAATTTGAGCATTATCTGGACCCTAGGCAGGTAAAACGCCTGCAAGACAACCCTGAATTACTTAAATTAGGGGGAGAAAAACGGTACGCTACGTTTCTGTTCACGGATGTACGGGGTTTTACTGCTTTGTCCGAATCTGTGTCCCCAGAGGAAGTAACTTACATTATGAACAAGGCCCTGACCGCGCAACAAAAAGCTGTGCAACAGTTTGAGGGCACCGTCGATAAGTATATTGGTGACGCGATGATGGCCTTTTGGAATGCGCCGCTTAACCAACCTGCACATGAAAACTCAGCTATAACTTGTGCCCTGCAAATAGGTAAAAATATCCGGTTGTTGAATGCTCAGTTGCAGGAAGAAGGTTTGCCGACAATTGCTATTGGCATAGGTATCAACACAGGCTACGCGATTATAGGAAACATGGGCAGCGAATCACGGTTTGACTATACCGCCATAGGGGATGCGGTTAACACAGCCGCTAGACTTGAGTCCGCGACCAAAGAACAAAAAGTAAGTCTTCTGGTTGGAGAAACCACGGTCAACGGCTCTAGCCACAGACTAAAATTTGTTAATGAAATTCATGTGAAAGGTAAAGAAAAGGGTTTAAAAGTCTATACTATATAAGCCACTGCTTTATGTCTTCGCCTAACACCTGACCCGCAATGTCTATCTTAGCTCTAAGCGCCTTTAGTATTTTTTCGTCGATAGTGTCTGGAGAAACAAGGTCTACGTAAGTGACTGTTTTTGTTTGAGAGATTCTATGCGCTCTGTCCTCTGATTGAAGTCTTATCTCTAAATCGTAACTGTTGCTGTAGTAAATCACGGTCGTGGCCGCCGTCAAAGTTAAGCCAAACCCACCCGTTCTTGGCTGCCCTACAAAGAAACGTAGCTCTGAGTCAGGGTCTTGAAAGTCTTTAACAATGTCTTGTCTTTCATCTTGGGGGGTACCACCGTAATAAGTTGCCGCCGCCTTGTTTCCAAAGCGACGGCGCAGGGCCTCGGCGATTAGGCGTATGTCGTGCGTCCACGACGACCATATAATCACTTTTCCCTGAACCTCGTCCGCAACCGACAAAAGCTCGTTTAGTCGGTTGTTTTTTATCTCTTGTATGGGTTCGTCGTCAGGTTGTAAAAACCCGCAACATATTTGCTGTAGGCGCATAATCTGCGTAAGTACCGAGGCAGTAGTAGCTAAACTTCCGTCTTCTAGCTGAGATAGAGCTAATTTCTTCATCTGAACGTATAAGCTCTTTTGTTCCGTTGTTAACGGCACTTCTCTTTTTAAGTACACCTTATCGGGTAAATCCAAGCATTCAGACTTTAAAATTCTCGTTGTAAAACCATTAAGCTTTTCATTCAACTCGTCTAACCTTTGGTATCCTGTAATTTCTTGGAAGCTTCTAGCCCCCATATACCGTTGCTGAATCACCGCGTAGCGGTTGCGGTAGCTAAAAAAACTCTTAAAACCTAACGCCGACAGGCCTAAAAACTCACATTGTGCGTAAAGGTCCAAAGGAGATTTAGTTACAGGGCTTCCCGTTAAAATTCTTTTGTAGATGGCTTCCTTCCCCACTTTTACTACATTCTTACTGCGAATAGACTTACGGTTCTTAATAGTGGTGCTTTCGTCCACTATCATCATGTTCTTAGGGTTTTCTTTAAGATACTTAGTTGCTGTTGCTGTACCTTTAGTCGTAGATAACGCTTCGATGTTCATCACCAAAATGTGCAAAGTTCCTGCTTCACGGTTCTTGCGGAAGACTATTTGACGCATTTCTTCTTTAAACTTTTCTGTTAAATTAGGTTGCCACCGCGCAATCTTATGCTTTATTCTGTCAGGCAGGTGTGCGGGTATTTCTTTTTGGACCCAGTTATCGTAAACACCTTTGGGAGCCAGTACCAAAACGGTATCTATTAGATTTTTCTCAGATAAAAGCGCGAAATTATCAATAGCAATCTTTGATTTGCCCACGCCCATTTCTAAGAACAAACCCCAGTATTTTTCCATTGCACACTGTTCAAGCGTGGTTCTTTGGTGGTCGTAAAAGGTTGTTTTCGGCGTGTAATTCATTTTTGTTCCTGACTGTTGACTATTAGATATTATGCGATTACTATTATAAATTCAAGTATCGAAAGGTACTTTAACAACGGCTCACGAATAGGAGGAAAATATGAGCGATAATTTTTTAGAGCAGATGGAAGAGGATTCCTCGACTTCTCAGCTTGATAACGTCAGTACCGAAGGGTTGAGGTCTATCGCAGAGATAGCCCGAGCTATCAACCAAAAGGAAGCGGCGGTTTCAGCAATAGAAGATCAGTTGAAAGAAGCGAAGAACGGCTTGTTAAAGCTGACCGACGAGGATCTACCCTCAGCACTTCAAGAATTAGGGGTAAAGGAATTTACGCTTGAGGACGGAAGTAAAGTAAAGGTTACGTCCACCTACGGGGCGCACATCAAAAACGAAAACAAAGAAGAAGCTTTCACATGGCTTGAGGCTCACGGGCATGACGGGTTAATTAAAAATACCGTCAGTTGTGACTTTGGGCGTGGTGATCACCAAGAAGCCCAACAGTTTGTTGAGCTTGCTTCGGGACAAGGCTTAGTTCCCATACAGAAAACCGCGGTTCATTCCTCTACGTTAAAAGCGTGGGCGAAGGAGCAAGTGGAGTCTGGGGCGGAACTTCCCATGGAACTTTTTGGTATTTTTGTAGGACAACGAGCAACAATTAGGAGAAAAAAATGAGCGAAGAAAAGAAAGTGGCTAAGACTAAAGAACAAGGGATTGTGACTTTTGATGAGAGTCTTTTTGAGCAGGATCAAGGCGCAGGTCTTGAAAATATGGGCCAAGATGATTTGGCGTTACCTTTTTTGAAGGTGCTGTCTCGTCAAGACCCAACGCTTGACACGATAGATGCCAAGGCCGGAGACATATATAACACCGTCACAGGAGAATGGTACAAAGGTGGTGAGGGCATTAAAGTTGTTCCTTGCGCTTACCAACGTCGTTTTCTGGAGTGGATGCCACGCGGTAGTGGTTCCGGTGCCCCAGTAAACATCTACACTCCGGCTGACGAGCGGCCAAAAGTAGAACGCAGTTCTGAGGACAACCGAGATTATGTGGTTGGTGGTGAGGGCAGCTATATTGAGGAAACACACCAACATTTTGTGTTGATGATTGACCCTGAGACAGGTGTGGCCTGCCCTGCGCTGATTGCTATGAAGAGTACGCAACTGAAGAAGTCGCGTAAGTTCAACAGCATGGTGGCAAGTCGTGTGATGAAAGGAAAAAACGGGCAGTTTACTCCGCCTCGGTTTAGTCATACCTACACTTTTAAGACGGGGCCTGAAGAAAACAGTAAAGGTTCATGGCATGGTTGGGAGGTTTCTCTTGACGGTATCATCAGCGAAGCGGGTTTGTACCAACAAGCCAAGGTTTTTTCAGAGTCAATTATGAAGGGTGAGGTTGAAGTGAAGCACAGCGCCGAGGGTGCAGATTCTTCAACGGAAGACGTACCGTTCTAGTTGTTTGGCGGCTGTAAAAAGCCGCCTTTTTTTGAGGTTTTAGTATGTCTGATGCAAAAAGATTTTCAGCCATTTTTGATGGTTTGAAACTAGCATACGGGACGTACCGAGTAGACAAACAACAAAGCAACGGTAAAAACACGGGGAAAGCCTCCATTGTACGGGAGCCACGGACCACGGAGCTTTGGGAAGGACATTTGTCTGGAAAAGGTACGGCCATTGGGATTATTCCCATCAACGAGAACAATTCATGCAAATGGGGTTGCATAGACGTAGATACTTACCCACTGGACCATAAGAAGTTAGTGGACAAAATTAGAGCGGCAAAGATACCGATGGTGGTTTGTCGCAGTAAATCAGGAGGGGCACATTGTTTCTTGTTTACTAAAGACTGGGTATCTGCAAAAGAAATGCAGTCGGTTCTGACGCACATTGCAGCCGCCTTATCCTATGCGGGATCAGAGATTTTCCCGAAACAGATAAAATTAGAGTTGGATAGAGGCGATACCGGAAACTTTTTAAATACGCCTTACTATGATGCGGAAGACGGGTTGCGGTACGCGATACTAGATGACGGTTCTGCCGCCACGCTTTCTGAGTTCTTCGACGTGTATGACAAGTATGCTCTTACACCAGAGGAATTGTCTTCACTGGTCATAGATGAGGACGAAGCGAAGCCCATGAAAGACGGGCCGCCCTGCCTACAGCACCTGTGTTCACAAAAGATAAGTGAGGGTGGAAGAAACAATGGTTTGTTCAATTTAGGGGTATACCTGAGAAAAGCGTTTCCTGATTCGTGGGAAACGGAAATATTGAACTACAACATGCTGTACTTAGATCCTCCGTTGCCCTTGAATGAAGTTAATGTTGTGGCAAAGCAGCTTTTAAAGAAAGAATACGCTTATATGTGCAAGGACACGCCCATATCTAGCTTTTGTAATAGTGACCTATGCCGAACTCGAAAGTTTGGGATTGATGCCGCAATTTCTGGGGTGGTTATTGCTAATTTAAGAAAATATAATTCACAACCCCCTGTTTGGTTTTTAGATGTCAACGGGGAGCCTTTAGAGCTAGATACCGATGGGCTAATGAACCAGTTACAGTTTCAAAAAGCCTGCGTAGATCAACTCTCTTATATGCCTAGAAGCATGTCAAGACCCTCTTGGGAGGGAAGAATCAATACTTTACTAGACAGTATGCAGCAAACTGAGGGAAGTGTGATTGAAGTGTCTCAGGATGCTTCTATAGCGGGACAGTTCTACGATTACCTTGAAGAGTGGTGCGTGTCCATGCAGTCCGCTAAGAACAGAGAGGAGATACTGCTTCGACGACCTTGGACCGATGAGGACGCAAACCGGACGTTCTTTAGGTTGCGCGACTTTGAGGCTTTTCTGAAGAAAAACAGGTTCTTTGAGTACAAAACACACAAAATGGCGCAACGTTTGCGCGATATTAACGGGGACGCTACCAGTATCAAGATTAAAGGAAAGGCTATTCGTGTTTGGTCCATTCCGGCCCATTCCCCTGCGGTGTCTGATATTAAAACACCCGACTTTGGTGCCACCAATGAAGCACCGTTTTAAGGAGAAGTGATATGAAAAAGAAAATCTATTTAGATGAAAATGGTAATCCGTGTAAAAGACACCAAACACCAGAATATAAAGCTAAAGAAAAAGCCTATCAACAAACGCCAGAATATAAAGCTAAACTTAGAGCTAGAAAGCAAACGCCAGAATATAAAGCTAAAGAAAAAGCCTATCAACAAACGCCAGAATATAAAGCTAAACGCCTGACGTATCAGAAAGCTATACGGCAAGCACCAGAATATAAAGCTCAAATAAAAGCCTACCAACAAACACCAGAAGCTAAAGCTAAAGCTAAAGCTAGACATCAAACACCAGAGGCTAAAGCTACAGCTAAAGCCTACCTACAAACACCAAAAGGTAGAGCATTAAAACGAGCAAGAGCAGCATTAAGAATTGCAAGAAAGTTACAAAGGTCAATGCTGCTGACTGAAGCAGGTAAAAAAGTTATAGCTGAGATACACGCAAACTGCCCAGAAGGTTATGATGTTGACCACATTATTCCTTTAGCCGGAAAAACAGTTAGCGGGCTACATGTTCCAGAAAACTTACATTACTTGCCTTGGTGGATAAATCAAAAAATAAAGACGAACCGTTGGGATCCTTCGTGGGCATCGCACACTATGGACACACCGTTAAAAGAGAAAGTAATAGATTACTTATGGGAGTGCAGCATACAAGAAATTTTTGAGAAAGAGCCGCGTAAAAAAGCCACATACGCAAAGCCTTATTCTTTTAGTGACTTTTCTGGCTATACCAATTACGACTCAGAAATGTTGCCTGCCTTCCCACGCTCATCTGCTTCGGATAGTTTTGAGATAAAGGGTTGACTTGGTGGAAACTATCTACATTGGGGTAATTGTAAATGTTTAGAATATTCGGACCCCCGGGCACAGGAAAGACCACCACACTGTTGAATATGGTGGACAAAGCCCTAACTGAAGGCTTGGCACCTAATGAAATAGCGTTTTTTGCTTTCACACGGAAGGCGGCAAACGAAGCCAAAGAACGTGCGGCAGAACAATTTAACCTAGATCCAGAAGCCGACCTGTTCTTTTTCAGGACTTTGCACTCACTTGCTTATCGAATGCTTGGGTTGCAGGACAGTCAGTTGATGAAAACTGAAAACTATAAAGAGCTTGCTGCTCATACAGGAATACGCCTGACCACCATAAAAGGTGACGCAGAGTTTGAGAATGGGAAAATGGCCGTTACCGACCACCCTGTCCTAAGCTTAATTAACCTAGCTGCAATCAAAAAGGTGAGCTTACGCGAAGAGTATGACCGCACGGACTTTTACCATGATTGGACGAAAGTTAGCTACATCGACACTTCGTACCGAGATTATAAAACCACCAACGGATTGTTAGATTATACGGATATGCTTGTCCTGTACTCACGTCAGATAAAAAACTGCACCCCGCGCTTTAAACTGTGCTTTTTAGATGAAGCTCAGGATCTAAGCCCTATTCAGTGGGACATAGCCCATTCTCTGGATGATATGTCAGAGAAGATGTATGTGGCGGGGGATGATGATCAGGCAATTTACCGTTGGGCGGGAGCCGATGTGCAGCACCTAATTTCGTTAGACAGTGGTTCTCAGGTGCTTGAACAGTCTTATAGAATTCCACGCACGGTTCACGAAGTTGCCGAGCGCATTGCCGATAGAATTACCGACCGCTTTCCAAAGTCGTATTTACCAAAAGATGCTGAGGGCTTGGTGCAGCGTGTCTATTCTATGGACGAACTGGACATGAGCGAGGGTACATGGCTTGTTTTGGCTCAAGCAAACTACTTTTTAGAAGATATAGCCGAGAATTTACGCAGCATGGGCTTTTTGTTTGAGAGATCACACGGTCGTTCTATTTCTGAGCGTTTGTCTGAAGCGGTCAATGGATGGGAGCAGTTGCGAAAGGGTCGAGAAGTCTCGCTTCACGCAGCGCAGACCGTATACTCATACATGAGTGGCAACGGAAAGAAAATAGCACGGGGGCACAAGACCATCAATGCTCCGGAAGATGAGTTTTTTAGTTTAAAGAGGCTGCAAGATGATTATGGCTTGTTGGCAACCAAAGATGAAATATGGCACGAAGCTATGGACAAGCTTCCTGCCGCAGACCGCGCTTATATGACCGCTTTATTGAGACGTGGCGAACCCTTCAATGGCAAGCCTCGCATTAAATTGTCCACGATCCACGCATCAAAGGGTGGAGAAGCAGACAATGTGCTTCTTTTCACCGATCTAACCCCTGCTGCTGCAAACCAACAGGGGAGCGACATTCATCGCGTTTTTTACGTTGCCGTCACAAGAACGAGAGAGAAATTGTTTTTGATTGAGGGAAACGATTATTGTGAGAGTTATTTAATATGAGTAAACCATTACAAATGGCTATGTTTACCCCAAAATCTGAGTGGGTACCCCCTTCTGAGTTGCCTGATTTAAGTCAAGCGACTGAAATAGCCATCGATCTTGAGACAAAAGACCCTTATTTAAAGACTCAGGGTGCGGGTTGGCCTACTGGAAGAGGTGAAGTGGTCGGCTACGCTGTCGCAACGTCATTCTGGAAGGGCTATTTGCCCACGAAACACGTAGGAGGGGGCAATTTAGACGACCGTTTGGTCAAAAAGTGGCTAAAAAAGGTGCTTTCTTTGCCTTGTGACAAAATAATGCACAATGCTCAGTACGATTACGGGTGGTTGAAACGAGAGGGTTTAGCCGTCAATGGTCGAATCATCGACACAATGATGACCGCCAGTTTACTGGATGAAAACAGGTTCAGTTTTAGTCTTAACGCAGTGGCCTATGATTACCTCAACAAAATAAAATCAGAGAAGGGGTTGGTCGAAGCCGCACAGTCGTTTGGTATTGATCCAAAAGCTGAAATGTATAAGCTACCTTCACAGTTTGTCGGCCCCTATGCCGAAACCGATGCTGAGTTGACGTTAGAACTCTGGACGGCCTTCAAGCAAAAGCTGAATGAGGAAGACCTTTGGGATGTTTTTGACATGGAAACCGCCCTTTTACCGTGTTTGGTAGACATGACGTGGAATGGCATTCGGGTAGACATGGACAGGGCAGAGCGCACCAAGCAAGAGTTAATCAAACGAGAGAAAGAGACGCACAAAAGAATTAAAACCTTGGTCGGTAGCGGTGTGGAAATTTGGGCAGCACAGTCTCTGGCAAAGGCCTTTGACTCGGTGGGGGTTCCCTACCCTAAAACAGAAAAGGGCGCACCGTCCTTCACCAAAGCCTTCTTATCGGAGAACCCACACGAACTGCCACGGCTTGTGGTGCAAGCACGGGAGCTAAACAAAACCCATTCGACGTTTATCACCAACATTATGAAGCACGTTACCAAGGACAACCGCATTCACAGCCATATCAACCAAGTGCGCTCGGACAGTGGTGGTACGGTATCGGGACGTTTTTCAATGAACAACCCTAATTTACAGCAGATACCGGCTCGCGACCCAGAGTTGGGGCCGATGATACGCAGCTTATTTCTTCCAGAAGAAGGGGAGCAGTGGAGTGCCATAGATTACTCGCAGCAGGAACCACGGATCTTGGTGCATTACGCCAAGGTCTACGGTGACAGTAAAAATATGTCGCTTGGCGGAGTCGATGAGTTTGTCGAGGCGTATAGCAATGACCCGACTACAGACTTTCACAGCATGGTGGCGGAGATGGCGGGAATACCGCGCAAGCAAGCCAAAGTGGTAAACCTAGCTATGATGTACGGAATGGGTGTCACCAAGTTATCTGAGCAATTAGACATTTCTTTGGAAGAAGCTAAGATCCTCACGAAGCAATACCATGAAAGGGTTCCGTTCGTAAAACAATTGATGCAAGGGGTACAAAATAGGTTGGATGACCCGCGTTCGAGCGGTGCCATTCGCAGTTTGAAGGGTAGAAAGTGTCGGTTTGACCTGTGGGAGCCGGATTCATTTAAGATGCACAAGGCTATGCCTCGCGATGAAGCCCTCGCGCTTCACGGAAACACCACTCGGTTAAAGCGGGCATACACTTACAAAAGTCTTAACCGTCTAATTCAAGCGTCTGCTGCCGATATGACCAAGCAAGCCATCGTTTTACTGTATGAGCAGGGGGTTGTTCCGTTGCTTCAGGTGCATGACGAACTGGCTTTTTCAGTGACCTCTTCCGAGCAAGCTTTGGGCTATGCTGAAGTGATGAAAAATGCAATAAAACTGAGCGTTCCAAGCCAATGTGACATTGATTTGGGGCCAAGTTGGGGAGAGGCGGTGCCTCTTGAAACTATCTTAGAAAACAAGATATAATCGTATAAAATCAAAGGAGTAATTTGATGGACACTAACAAATGGAAATCCATTTTAGTTCCAAAACCAATCTACGAAGAAATCGTTACTATCTCAAGAATTGAGGGAAGAACGATCAGTGGTCAATTGAGGCTTGTTTTTGAGTCGTGGAAACGTGAAAATTTAAGTGACACCGACCAGAAGTTTTTGGCGGAGGAAGTTCACGCTAGAAACAAGGCACAAGAAGTGGCATGACAGATTTTATGGAAGACTTCGAGCATCTTGCTCGGGACGTGGGTCAGCAATTGAAGTGCAAGGGCAAGGCTTCAGTAGATGACGTGACGAACTTAAAAACCTTTCTTGAAATCTATCTGTCGAAAGAAGCGTCTAAAAAGCCTAAACTAGACCGCTCTGGAAAAGTTTCAGAGAGAAAACAATGCTGCATCTGCACGAACGTGCTGAGGAAAAAAAGACAGAAATTTTGCTCTGATGCTTGCCAGATAGAAAACAAAAGACGTGTGTATGAGGGGGCAAAACGCGGAAGGGATATGTGTAGCTGATGTTAAAAGCAGACGGTTTTGATGACGCGGTTCTTGGCTTTGGCTCTCGTTGTGGCGAAGAAGACATTTTAGTTTATGATTACGATAAGTGTGTGGACATTTTAGTCGCCAACATAAAAGAGGACATGGAAGAAGCGGAGTATGACGAAGAAGATGCTTACATCGAAGCTTATGAGCACATGGAATACAATGTTTGTGGCAGCTATATGGGAAAAGGCACCCCGTTGTTTTTACGTCCCGCTACTCTGGAGGAAATTGAAGAATGCCTTTGAAAGATAGATACGTGCTGCCCTCATCGGAGCGCAGAAAATTACGCAGAAGGGTTGCTCCAAAGCCTAAGTCAGACCCTGCACTAAAAAAATTAAATCGACGACAAGAATTGTTTGTTCAAGAATTAGTCTCTCAAGACGGTTTTATCACGCAAACGGAGGCCGCAATCAATGCAGGTTTCCCGACAAAATCCGCACGGACACGCGCCTCTGAAATGATGAATCCCGAGAAGAATCCGCACATTGTTCGAGCAATTCAGCAGTATCGAGAAGAATTGAACCAAAAGTATGCGGTTACCTTCAATCGGCATTTAAAAGATTTGTCTAAGTTGAAGGAAGAATCTCTTTCTAATGGTGCTTACAGTGCTGCTGTACAGGCTGAAAAACTCAGAGGGCAAGCAGCAGGGCTGTATGTCAGCAAATCTGAAGTGCGCTACGGCTCAATTGATTCCATGTCGAAAGAACAAGTCCTGAAGGAATTGGAAACAATCAAGGAAAATTATGGTGCCATCGACGTTGCCCCCGAAGAAGAGGGAGAGCCAATTTTGGAGCCTATTGAGGCAGAGATTGTCGAAGAGCCACCCGAAGTGGTACCCGACGAGACTTGAGTCGACGGCATCGTTAGGCTTGCCCGATGTTATGCTTTGCAATGAACACGGGTTTCATCTCATTGAACTCAAACAATGCTCCGGCAATACCGTTCGACTTTCCCCCCACCAAATATCTTTTATGATGAAGCATAGAGCCGCCAGTGTTTGGATCTGGATACGGCTATCTAAAGGCAAAGACACGCATATCTATTCGTTTGCAGGAGGTCAAGCTATGGATGTCGCGGCTCACGGCCTACGAACCACGCCCGTGGTGCTTTTGAAAAACCCACGCGGGGATGACTGGAATATTTTGTTTGATACCTTGACATGAGGTTAGATAGCCTATAAAGTCCCATACCTCATTAAACAAAAGGTGTAAGACAAATGAACGATAAAGAATTTTTAAGCTTTGTAAAAGACACATTGATTTCGGATGTAAGAGAATCTGGGCAAGAACAAACTGCCGACGATATAGCTAGACTTCTGGGGCTTCTTCAAACTGTTTTAGATAGTTTTCATTATCTGTCTCGTGAGGTCGAGGAGGATTTGGTTGATCTTCAGGAAGAATCGGTTTGTCGTCGTCAATGGATGATAATCGAATCTGCTGAATCCATACGACTCCTTAGAAGTCTTGGTGTGCCCTACCAAAAGCTAGAGGTTAGTCGTGAACACCTTTCTTGGATCGTAAAACACAACGATACTTTTAGTGATTACCCTCATGCTGACCAAATAGAAAAAGAAGTGTTGTCTAAAGCCAAACTTATTTTAGCGGGGGATGAAAAATGAACGAATTGGAAAAAAGAAGATCACACAACATGTATGAGTTTCATTTTAAGGGTGAACCCACCGTGTACGCATACCAGAAACTCTCACGTAATAATCCGTACAAGTGCGCGATACGTGTTATAGGGGAATTTATCCACCCACTGCACAGCGGAGAATCGTACAGGGGATATGGTTACGTAGGTTATACGTATGAGGTAGGCGGCAGGATATACAATCAGCCTACCCGCGAGAAACTAATTCAAAAATACTTCAAAAAAGAGGCGCAGTCCCCGCTTTTTTCTAATCAACACCAAAGTGGATGTCCGTATGGAAAACAACTTGCCAAAGGCTACGAAGCGCATGACGAATGTGAGAACAAGTATCAGATGTTCGACGACAACACCTTCACCGTGTCTTTTCGTTTAGCTGCGGGCGGGTGGTGCGAGATGTGGCGCGGAGAGTTTAGAACTTTCGCGGAATATTATAGCGGAGAAAATGAGGACTATTATGAAAAGGGGACGGACATTTGGGAAGTGGAGGAAGCCTGATGCACGATTCATTATTAGATCCTGATGAGCCGCAATGCCCCCTGTATACCGACGATTTTAATCAGGCGCTTGGGGAGTTGCTTACTTTACATTACGGCGGCGGGTTCGATACCGATTGGATAGCCGATGATGACGGTGGATTTGAATTAACAATTAACGTTTTTGGAGAGAATTATGCGTGAAGAAACAGAGAATGTAGTGGAATTTATAGGATTGTCATGGGATGATGCGGTGACTACCATTGAATCTGCGTTAGCGGATTACATGCTGGCAAAACCCGACGAATTGTTAATAAGAGATGCGAGAGGGCTGAGTGCAGCATGGGAACGAATTTTAAGGGGTTGATGAACATTATGGTTAAGGAATCTGAAACCAAGAAAGAAAAGCGGGAGGCCGAAAAATTAGAAGCTCAGTTTGAGTTTTCTTTGGACAGCACCGAGGCTATGTTGAGCCATTTAAAAGATTCTAAGGTGCCTACCGGTGCTGCTGTGGCCGGTTCGCTTTGTGGCTTGCTCACGGAATTGATGCTGAAGTCGCCTAACAATAAGGTTTTTTTGGGCACTTTGGTCATGGGATTGAGTGCTGCCTTGCTTAATGTGGAGAGCCTTGAATCCGAAGAGGAAGACACCTTCTTCACGGATGTTGAGTCGGACTTCTTTCACTAAGTTTCCTTGCGGCAGTTGTGAGCCGTCCCCTTCGGGGGTTTAAATGACCCGTTGTCGGTACGGGTTCTCAGCAACCGACAATTTTTAGACATAAAAAAACCGCACCTTTCGGTGCGGCTCTTCTATCCTTTATTACCTTTTCATTCCCAAGCTGACCGCGAGTTTCGCGCCTAGTTTGGTCAAAGCATTGTAGTAGTTTTCCGACAAATGGTCAGACTCGTAGTGGTGTCCAAATTCATGCAACATCAAGTCAATTTGATCCTGCAAATTATCTACGGCAAACCACATGTGACCTAAACGTATTAAGTGGAACGTCACGGCATTTTGGCTGTACCAAGCCGCCGCGTGTTTCACATTGTTATCGTTGCATATGGTAACGGAGCAGGGGGTGTCAAAGAACACCTCGTGCAACCGCTCGGCCAGTGCAACCACCGCTTTTATGTCGTCGGTATAGTTTGACGGGTCAAGAAGTGA